TATCTAATGCTGGTTTCAATACCATTATTTGTACCCCTTTTTCCTCAAAATTGTAGGCTGTGGTCAATAGCCTCAGAGATTTTGCCGAAGCCATTGACCCAAAATAAAACCTAAGATGTGCGCTCATTTGTTCATATTAATTATAACATTGCTTAGTTTAAAACGGTAAATCCTCTTCACTATCATCATCAGCAGTATTTGATGCATCAACGATTATTTCATTTGAATTTGCAACTTCAGAATAATCTCTAGTTTCCTCCGTAAGTTCATCTTCAATGCGTTTCTGCTCTGCCTCTTCTTTAATCTTATTCATTTCTTCCTTATCAACATACTTGCCAAGTTCCTTATTAAAAACTGGAACGCCTCCCATAGCAATAATTGTCATATAATCATATGACTTAACAGTATATACATCATACCAGTTCTTCTCATCTTGAATCCATTTCATGCCAAGGTCATAGTCTTCTGTCAATGGTGATGGAAAACCGTCATCGACGATTTGGATTGATGTTTTATTATCAGCAGTCCTTGTTAACGTAATAATTAGGTCAAGTCCATTGTTAAGGTCAAATATGCTGTATGTATTACCCTTCCTTGCTGCTGCTTCTGAACGTATTCTAGCAAGGTTCATAATTTTATCATACACGCCGTCTTTCTTTTTTGATGAGTTGAATAGCCAAAATTTAACGCCATCATCTTCATGCCCCCTTTCAATACAGCGCACAATCCACATTTCCTTAACCTTGTTAAGGAATTCAACGTCTCCGTATTTCTTCTTTGTCGGCTCATCAAGAGACTTCGACTTTAGTTCTCTTGCTTTTGCAGATGTCTCACAAAATGGGCAACCGTCACCCATCACATTACCGTCTTTCTTGTTGTGCGTAGGGCACACGAAGGTCTTCCACCCATTAGGTGCAACTTCTTTATTAACCTTAACTGTGTGCATAAAAACTTTCTTGAAAGGGCTACCACCTTCTGGGGAGAATGGCAACAGCCTAATCGTTAATGTCTTGGAGGTTTCGTTATTTGCCAACCTCGCTTGAAGATAATTTTTCTCGTTAAATTGAGTTTTCTTAGGGATAAAAGTTTTTTGTTCTTGTTCATACTGGGCATTTACAGCCTCTGCGTCAATGTTGACGCTAAAATTCTTGTTGTCCATAAATTGAATTGTTAGTTAAAAAAATTATTTTAGATGTACGCCAAAACGTACTTAAATTTTCACATTGCAAATATATAAAAAAAAGTTAAAAAAACAAAAAAATTCCTGACTTTTATTAACTATAAATATCAAAAAAACATAAAAAATCCCAATTATTAACGAAAAATAATTGGGAATTAATATTAAAGTTATTTAGGATAATTATTTTGCAAATACCTTAAATCCATATCATCAATATCATTATTTTCGGCATCATTACTATCATAAAATTTATTGCGGTCTACGCTTCTTGTAGTAGCATCATAGAACTTATCTTGTTGAAGTTTTTTCTGTCTGAAAATGTCATCAATTATGTCTGCGCATCTTTTAATTTTATCTAGATATGGATTTGATGTTTGTTCTCCATCGCCACTTTCATATTTAACTTTATAAATAGCATCATCCAAAGCACTATAGAAATCTTCAAATGCGCTTCTAGCCTCCCAGAATATATCATCTGACCTATTATAGGCATGGTCAACTGTCCCGTAGCTAATTTCATTAACAAGTCTTTTTTTGAGCTTGTTGTATGATTCTTCTTTTAGCGTAATTTTTTTCATATGTTAAACATTTTTTCGAGTGTCTGGATGTCATCGTCATCAATCTTAAAAAATGTGTTTGCAATATCATCAGACGGATTATCTACATCGTCATTTGTAATGACATATTCTTTCGTTGTAGGTTCATCATTATCTGCATATGCCTCATATCCACCTTGTCTTGCCTTCTCAGCCCAATACTCATTTGGCTTGACGTTAAATGGATATGAATCTAGAGAGCGTAGGTTCAATTTCTCTGTTTGAGTAGGATTCCTTTTCTCGAACTCTGCTTTTAATGATTCAATCTCACTATTATTACTATCGACTTTTGATAAAAGATTGTTAATAGTGTCTATTAGAGTATCAATTCTTGTATCTACTTTTGACAAATCTCTTCCAATATGATTCTGCTTAACATTAAGTTTATCTTGAGCCTTCGTGAGTCCGTCAATGTCGATAGTTTCTCCATCATCCTCTTGTTCTTCACCCATAGGGTCATTCATACCCATATCGGCCATAGGGTCAGCACCTCCCATAGCATTAGGGTCTTGACCGTCCATACCATTTTGGCCTTGAGGCATTCCACCACCTCCCATAGGGTCATTCATATCTCCTCCCATAGCATTGGGGTCTTGTCCACCCATTGCGTTAGGGTCTTGGCCACCCATACCATTTGGGTCTTGAGGCATACCGCCACCCCCCATAGGGTCAGCACCTCCCATAGCATTAGGGTCTTGACCACCCATAGCGTTTGGGTCTTGCATATCTTCACCCTCTTCGTCTATTTCCTCTTCTGGCAAGACTGTTGGTATATATGCCTCACTGAGACGCATGAAATGCTCATGTGCCTCAAATAAATTATTTTCTTTAAGATACTTAACGTTAGTTGCCATTGGTATATTAGTCGTTCAATAATTCTTTATTATCCTCTGTTAAAATTGTCTTTGAACTCTCAGTTCTTTCGATAAGTCCTTTATCTTTCTTGACTCTTTTTACTGAAGGTGCTGACTTGTCTGTATTATTAAGCACAGACTGAGCCATTGCTATTTTTTCACTAGTTGTCATAACTTCTTCATTTACTTTTTTATTATTTTCCCCCACAAGAGCATCATTGTATGCTTTCACTTGAGGTTTCCTGTTATCAATATGCTTAATGATAAATCTTCCCATAGTATTGTAACATTTTATTTACTATAAATATCTAATTACTTGAAAAATAATGAAAAATCCTCTATTTTAGATAGATTTGATAAAGAAAGTTCTCCATTTGTCTGAATTATCAACTTATCTTTATATTTATTCCAATCTACTAGATATTCATTATTAGGCTTTTCAGAGTTTTCATTCTCTTTTTCGATTAGTTTATTAAGAGCATTGATGGAGAATAAACAACCATTTTTCACATGCATCACAGTGGCATTGTTAAGACCTTTTATGAATTTTTCTTTATCAAATGTTTTAAACGTAACCAAGTACTCAAACTTATTTGTATCAATAGAATATACAAATACTTTATCTAAGTTCACCTTAAATGCATTTTTAAGATTCTCTAGAAACGAAAGAATCTTATTTTTTCTAACGAATGTTCCTATTATTATTCCATTTGTGCTCATTTTTAATTTTATCTTGAAATGAAATACGGCACTGCGTATTTCTTATTACCTAGACGTTTGGCTAACTTGAATACGATTTTGTCGTTGTCTTCAATTATCTTATTACTTGGGTTAGAGGAAATCCTATGAAAGATTTTTTCTGCTCCAATTCCGCAATATTCAAGTATATTTAGGGACATCCCAAAAACATTGCCTTTATGCGGGATGTACACCATGCCATTACTAATATAAATATTTTTATTTTCTTTAGAATTTATTATATTATATATTTTTTTTATAATACTATATTTTAATTTAAATATATTAATATAATAATAATTTATATTATTTAATATATTATTATATATAATATTATAGAAATTTTCCAAATCTTCCTCAAAGTCTGCTCTGCTCTCAGACTTGCTGAAAGTCCAAAACAAGTTATTGCCCAATTGTTTTTCCAATATGGACGTGTAATTCTCGTTTTGCTTTGCCTTTTTCCAACCAACAATCAAGATGGGTTTTGTGGAGTCAGTCATCTGAATATCAGACACTTGCTCTACAAACCCATCAATGTTTTTAAGTTTCCTATCCGTAACAATGTATCCTAAAGTTTTCATAACATTTTAATCTTATAAGCAAAGATATATAAAAAATGTTAAAAAAACAAAATTATGAAGTGTATCTAAAAATAGTTTCATACCAATTAGTCCAAGGTCTGTTATCAGTTTTAGCTGGCATTATATCTCTAGTTTTTCCATCATATGTTCTTCCATCGTGTACAGAACCCCAACCCCATGATTTAGCTTTTTTATCTCCTTTTTCAGCTAATATTTCAACATGGCCTGGTCCTGATATTATATCGTAAGGCTGAACAATATCCCAAGAATATTTTAATTTAGTAAAACCTCCAGATTTTAATAAATCTGCTACATTTGAACTATTAGTATATTCTATTGACGCAAATTCTAGTCCTTTCTTTAACACTCCAAAATATTGTAAGCAAGCACTTACATAACCAGAACAATCATCGCCAACTTTTCCATTTATTAGTGGACAATCATAGTATTTTCTTTTTCTAGTTCCTTTATTAGGTGGCTGACTGTGTTGATATGTATGTATATTTGCTTCATACCATTTACCCATGCTTTGAACAGCTTTAGCCCATGAAGAATTATCCCCTAGTCC